CGCAGAAGATTTTGAAAAGATCATGCTTTCTATTCGTCAAAAGGGTATACAGAACAGGGTAATCATCATTATGAACCCCTCGGACGTGAACCACTTCATTTACAAGAAGTATATTGAACACACACATAAGATTGTTAACATAGACGGTGCAGACGTACAAATCAGTACACACCCGAATGTTTTGCATATTCACACATCATATTTAGATAACCAAGATAATTTAAGTAAAGAGTTCCTTGATGAAGCAAGGAATATGAAGATTGAGAACCCAAAGAAATATGCTCATATATTCATGGGACAATGGGCCGACATAGCAGAGGGAGTGATCTTCAAAAAGATTGAGATAGTAGATGAAATTCCTCATTGGGTTAAAAAGAGAGGCACAGGGGCTGATTGGGGTTATACCAACGATCCTACGGCAATAATAGATTGCGGGTTACTGGATAATGACCTTTACCTAGATGAGTTGTGCTACAAGACGCACATGCTTACCGGAGAGATTATAGATCTGTTAAAACTCCATGATCAAAAGGTTATTTCAGAGAGTGCTGATCCCCGACTGATTGATGAAATTAAGCTTGGGGGAATACTCATTTATCCGGTAGACAAGTTTCAAGGCTCTATTCTGGCAGGAATAAATAAAATGCTTGAACTAAATATCAAAGTGACCAGAAGGTCTTACAATCTTCTTGAAGAGTTCAGAAACTACGCATGGGATAAAGATAAAGACGGGAACTATATTAATCAGCCTATAGATAAATGGAACCATGGGATAGATGCAGTAAGATATTGGGTTTTAGGTGAAATCTTAGGTAAGATTCTAGTGAGCAAGGATTACGATAAAGATGATTTAGGTATATTTTAAAAGATGATATTATGAATTGGATAGAAGGCATTTTTAGTGTAATAAAGAACACTACATTAAACGGACTAGGGGTTGAAAGAGACTTGAATCAACTTCTGGCAGACAAGGATATAAGTGCAGCTATGAACTTGTTCCAGAACAGGGATAAAGAGGTTACAAAAGCTCTTTTAGAATATGATCCTAAAGAGCATAAGGTCATGCACCGTAAAGATAAGCTCCGTAAAGGAAAAGAGCCTTATAAAGTACAGAAGTTGCCTAGAAGCTGGCAGAGATATATCAATGAAATAGCTTTGTTTTTTCTTCTGGCCAAACCAATTAAATGGGAAATGGAGAATGTTGATGAAAATAATGATGCATTTACCGCTTTTAAGGAGTTCTTAAAAGACACGAGATTCAATGTTACCATGAGACAGGCAAAGAGGCTGGCAGGAGCGGAGACAGAAAGTGCCAAACTATACCATCTTTACAAAGATGAGAATAATTTACCTAAAGTAAAAGTGGTCGTTTTATCTAAATCAGAAGGGTACACTTTAAGACCTCTCTTTGACCAATACAAAAATATGATAGCCTTTGGATACGGCTATTATCTGAAAGAAGGAACTACCACGGTTGAGCATTTCGATATAGAAACATCCTCTATTATTTACCGGTGCAAGAAATTGAAACTCGGATGGGATGTAACGCCCATAGTCAATCCAACAGGAAAGATTAATGTTATCTATTATCAGCAACCCAAAGAGTGGGAAGGCTCAGAACATAGAATTGACAGGGATGAAGAGGTGGATAGTAGGGCAGGAGATACAAACAATTACTTTGCCGATCCAATGGCCAAGGCTACTGCAGATGTTTTAAAAGGTCTGGCTGATCCTGATTCAATAGGCAAGGTTATTCAATTAACGGGTAAAGACAGTAGTTTTGAATATGTTGCACCTCCTACAGCTTCCGATATGAAGGACAGCGAAAAGAAAGTCTTGAAAGAATCTATTCTTATGGATACGTTTACCCCTGATTTCTCCTATGAGAACATGTCAGGTATGGGTACGTTATCCGGTGAAGCTCTAAGAAGGGCTTTGATTGTAGGTTATATTAAAAGAGATAACAGGTTGGAGGTTTATGATATTAACGTAGATAGAGAAAAGAATCTTATTCTTTCGATTATGATGAATGTTACTCATATCCCATTAAAAGACAAGTTGTCTAAGCTCGATATAAAGCATGAATTTACAGAGCCATTTGGGGAAGATCTGGACAAGAAAATTCAGGTTGTTGCGGATGCCTATGTAAGCGGGGTGTTATCTCTTGAACAGGCTGTTTCAATGCTTGGTTTTACTTCCGATCCTAAAGCTGAGATTGCAAGGATCATAGAAGATCAGAAACGTAAGTCTCAAGAAAGTGCATTCCCTATGGCTGGTGTAGCATAATGATAGTTTTTAGACCATAGAATGTGATTTTTATAGAGATAGAGTAAAGCAAAAAGTCAAAGAAATGAATACCTATGATAAACAACATCTTTCAAGTATAGACTATTACATAAACGAGATTAATAATCTGTATGATGCCATGATTGCAGATATTGCAGCCATGGCAACGGGTGTTTATGTATCGGGGGCATTCTCCTTTGATCGTTTTCCTTCACTTAGAAAACGAGTAGAAAAGAGGCTCAGTGATGGTGGGAAGAAGATTATCATTACTATTCAAAACGGCATTATCGGTTCATGGGATATTTCAAACAGAAAGAATGATGAACTTGTAGCCGGATTGATCAAGAATCCGCCTAAAGCATATACACAACGAAATTTGGAAGCTCTAAAAGCCTTTCAGACTAGAAAGGTTAGAGGGCTAAGAGTATCAGACCGCATTTGGAATATTCAGGGCGAATTTAAGACTCAATTAGAACAAGCAATTCAGACAGCTATAACAGAGGGGAAGAGCGCACAGACTTTATCTCGGGAAATTAGAGGATTACTTAATAATCCAGATTCTCTTTACAGGCGTATACGCAAGAACGGGAATCTGGTCACATCAAAGAAAGCTTTGTCGTATCATCCCGAGCAAGGAGTCTACCGCTCTTCGTATAAGAATGCCTTACGTTTGGCTGGCCATGAGATAAACAAAGCCTATCGTGAAGCGGACTGGATTAGATGGCGCCAACTCGACTTTGTGGTAGGTTTTAATATTACTCCAACCAGATCTAAAGGTGTTTGCCCTCTTTGTGGCTTGTTGGCCGGAAGGTACCCGAAAGAGTTTAAGTTCACCGGATGGCATATTTCCTGCAGATGTATATGTACACCTGTAATTGTCTCTTTGACTAACTTTGATAAGCTCAGTGAGAAGCCTAAGAATGGAGAGAAACCTAAGTATGCTCAGCCTCCGATGCCTAAGAACTTCACAAAATGGTTTGGCGAGAATCGTGAGAGTGCTGAAAGATCACTCCCTGATTGGTTTACTGATAACCTGCATTTATTTTAAATCTTCTAATTTTACTTCTCTCAAAATAGTTCTTGTTTTATCATTAGGATCTAATGTTATCTCATATAGTTTAAAAAATGCTACAGTCTTAGGAGCTATATTATCTAGTGCCATATTCTTATTTTTTGTTATAACTCCAGTTACTGCCCCTGTTATTGCATTTATCGTTTCAGGGATTTTAGTATCTACATTTAAATTGTATGATTTCAGAAATCCAGTGCTTTGATCTATTTGTAAATCAGAAGTTCCAATTCCTGATATTTGTTTAATATAAATAGGATTTTTAATGTCAGCTAAATAAATATACGATATATTAATAGTGTCATTAAAATAAGAATCATTATCCGGATTCGGGTAAGTTCTATAAACAGTCTCTAAAATATATGGCTTAGGAGGATATACAATAAGGCCTGTTTCACTTTTAAGATTTTGATCAGAATAGAATTTAACTCCGGCACAACTACTAAGTAGAAATACACAACTGATTAAGCATAATTTGATTGTTTTCATATCATTAAAGGTTTAATGTATATTCTAATGCTATTTGTGGAACAATCTTGCACAAATAAAGTTTTATCAATTTCAGCAGTTTAGACCGTTCCAGTTATGAGTATTTTTATAAAATCATAGTAATAATATAAATATTTTTTTGCAAGTATTCATATTATTATGATATTTGTATCCATATATCATGTCTATAAAAAAAATAAATACCTTATGATGCTTATGAAAATAGTAGAAGTGATTGTAGAACATGCAGGAAAGAATTTGAGTGCTTATATTGAAGGTGCTCCGATTATCACTGTGGGAAATGACATGAGAGAGATCGAGGATAATATGAATGAGGCAATTGAGCTGTATTTGGAAGATAACCCAAATCCTGTAGAAATATTATCTGGAGAATTTGAATTAAAGTTTAAAATTGATGCTGCAAAATAGATTGCAACAATTAGATAAAATCCAAGAAGGGTATACAAGCCTTGACAAAGGAATTATCTTCTATAAGCTTAATATAAAAATGTTATGGAAAAAAAATATCAGGTATTTGTTAGCTCTACATACGAGGACTTACAGGAAGAACGTCAAAAAGTGATGGATGCCCTTCTCCAAATGAATTGTTTTCCTGTTGGTATGGAACGGTTTAATGCTTCGGATGATGACCAATGGACAGTTATACAAAATCTCATTAAAGAATGTGATTACTATGTTCTCATAATTGGGGGGAGGTATGGTTCAATAGAGCCGAAATCTGATAAAAGCTATACGCAAAAAGAGTTTGAATATGCTATTGAACAAGGCGTTCCGATTGTTTCTTTTGTGTATAAGAATCCTGAAGAACTATCCAATAAGAGAACTGAGCAAAAACAAGAAGGAAAGAATAAACTGGTTGAATTTAAAAAAATGGTTCAAACAAAATTGTGTAAGTTTTGGACTTCTCCTGATGATTTGGCTGCACAAGTTGTTCTTAGCTTAAATGGGCTGATAAAAACAAAACCTAGAACAGGTTGGATAAAAGCAGATGAAGTATCTTCTGCTGATGCCAACAAACAGATTTTGAGTTTGAAAAATGAAAATGAAACATTGTTAAGTCAAATAAAGTTTTTAAGCTCACAAATACCAGAAGAAACAGAGATTTATAAGCAAGGAGATGATTTATTTAAAGTTCATTTTACTCACACCATTGACCCTTTTGACAGCACACCTTCGCAGAATACATATAGCAAAGAATTATCATGGAATGAAATTTTTTTATCTATTTCAAACCTTTTATTAAAACCAGTTGATGAATCAAATATTAGAAAAAAAATTGAAGAGTGTTTATTGGGGGAGTATTATGATATCTCTGACCAAGATTTTCAAACAATACTAATTCAATTAATGGCTTTGAAGTATATTGAAACTGATATTTTTAAGAGTGGCGGTTTATATACATATTGGATATTAACTTCTTATGGAAAATCATTAATGGTAAAGCTCAAA